ATCAAGCACGGTACGGTCTCGCAAGAGTCGTACACGATGGAGGCGAAGACCTACGCCAAGATGCTGGCGCTCACGCGCAAGGACATTATCAACGATGACCTTGGCGCGTTCAACGACCTGAGGCAGCGGCTCGGTCTCGGCGCCGCGATCAAGATGAACAAGGTGTTCTGGACGCTCTGGCTCGCGACCAGCGACGCCAACGCGTTCTGGGCGAGCGCCAGGGGCAACCTCGTCACCAGCGCCCCGCTCGGCGAGGCCGGCTTGGCCAAAGCCATCAAAGCCTTCCGCGACATGGCCGCTCCCGACGGCAACATGATGAACCTCGAACCCGAGTTCATCCTCGTGCCGACCGACCTGGAGTTCACCGCGCGGAAGCTCTACGCCTCGCAGGAAATGCGGGACACGACCGCCAACAAAACGGTGATGACGACCAACATCTACCAGAACAAGTTCACGCCGGTTGTCGTGCCGGAACTGGGCAATTCCGCCTACACCGGCAATTCGGCGACCACCTGGTTCATGCTGGCTAATCCGTCGATCCTCGCCTCGGCCGTGATGTGCTTCTTGAACGGCCAGCAGTCCCCGACGATCGAATCGGCCGACGCAGACTTCAACACTCTCGGCATCCAATTCCGCGGCTACCACGATTTCGGCGCGGCGATGACCGAATACCGCGCGAGCGTCAAGGCGACCGCCTAGTCGTTTCGCTTCATTCGGAGCACAACAACGCGTTTACCCCAACACAACCACCTCCACAAAGGAGATTCGAGCTATGGCTCAAACCCCTGCAAAATTCGTCCATGATGGAAAGGCGATCGACTACACGCCGACAAACGCTGTTATCGCCGGCCAGGTGGTCGAACTTGGCACGGTCCCCCTCGTCGCGCCCGTGGCGATTCCCGCCGGCGTGCTCGGCGCGCTGTCGTGCGACGGCGTGTTCGATGTGCCGAAAACCTCCGACGCGTTTACCGCCGGCGACACGGTCTACTGGGACGATAACGGCAACCCCGTCACTGGGGACTTGGGGTCCGGGGCCGCCGACAGTGCGACCGGGAACCTCATGGGAGTTGCCGTGGCGGACGCCACGGCCGAAGCGTCCTACGTTCGCGTGCGACTCCACTCGATCAAGCGTGTGGCAACCTCGGTGACCGACGACCCGATCACGACGACCGGCATCACAGGCGGCGACGCGTCGCTTGGCATCGCAGGCATTGCCGGCGCGGACGGAGCGGCCGGTGGTGCGGTCGCGATCGCCGGCGGCAATGGCGACACGGATAAGGCCGGTGGTGCCGCCAGCCTGACCGGCGGTGCCGGCAATGGCACTGGCGCCGGTGGCGCATCGAGCGTTGTCGGCGGGGCCGGCGGTGCGACGGGTACTGGTGGCGCGATTGCGATCACCGGCGGGGCTGGCGGGTCCACGAGCGGCAACGGCGGCGCGATCACGATTGCCGGTGGTGCTGGGACCGCCGGTAACGGTAACGGCGGCGCGGTGAACATCACCGGCGGCGCTCTGAACGGCACCGGTGCCAATGGCGCCGTGAACATCGCCGCCGACAAGGCATGCGCCGTCACGATCGGGCATGCCAACGGCACGCTCAAGCTCGTCGGCATTCCGACCGACGACCCCAAAGTCGAGGGCCAGGTGTGGGCCAACAGCAACGTGCTCACGCTCTCCGCGGGGGAGGGGGGCGGGTAATCACTCATGACACTTGATGTTTACCAAGTGCTTGGCCGCGAGCGCCACGAGTATGTGAACCTCCTGGAGGAGTACCGCAAGCTCTTGGCGCTCGTTGGCCAAATCAAGGCGGGCCAAGTCGACCCGCAGACTGTGGAGATTCTGCCGGGCGACGCCTGGCGAATCAACGTGACGCTCGACGCAAGCAACCTCAAGGCAGATGACCTGCTCAAGGCAGTACCGCCATGTCCCGCGCCGCCGGACTGATCGACCACGCCCGTTCGCTCCGCATGACCATGTGGGGCGAACCGGTGACCTATTACCGCACCAGTACCGGCGCGGAACTCTCGCTGACTGCGCGGCGGGCGGCGGTGTTTGTCGCGGCAGGCGGCGATGACACGGTGGTTGACTCCAAGCATGTCGATTGGTGCGTCATTGCCGCCGTCCTGCTCGACCGCGGCGCACGATTCACGCCACACCCTGGCGACAAAATCCTCGCCGCGGACAAGGACGGTAACATCCAGACCTATCTCGTCGGGCTCGCCGGCAACGACGAGCCGTGGGAGCCGGCCGACAGCGACGGCTACGAGCTGCGGATTCACGCGAAACTCTGGAACGAAGCATAGCACGAACGCCCCATGAGCAAGGCACGCCTACGAGAACTCGCCGATGCGGTGGCCGCGACCATCAACGCGGAGACGTGGGCGCTGCCGTTCATCGCGACGCGGTCCTACCGGCCGCACTACGTGGCAGCCAGCGACGCGCTCGAGGTGTGCGTGCGACCGTTCAGGCGCGAGCGAATCGGACCGGTTGGCCGGCTCAAGAACGAGTGGCATTACACCATCGACATCGTGGTCATGCGGAAATGCGAGTTTCGCGACAACGACCAGGTGGACCCGCTGCTTGACCTGTCCTACTCGCTCGCCGACCGATTCGAGCCGGACGCGGCCGGCAGTCAGCGACGGGTACTGACCTCCCCGCTGGCACGCGTCGTCAAGGTGGAGGACATGCCGGCGGCCTACGCGTGGGAATACGCGCTCGATGACCAATTCACATCAGTTAAGCGATTGACCATTCAGGTGGTGGAGTAAGGCCGTGGCGATGTTCGGAGCAAACATGGCGCGCGTGGCGAATCTCGGGCGTGGCGGTGCGCGCCTCGGGACCGTTTCGTTCGACATGTTTTTCGACCGGCAGAAACTTGTCGGCCAAGCCAACAAGGCGGTGTTCAAAGCGCTCAACCGCGCCGGTGGTGCAACCCGCCTGACCGCCAAGCGCTCGATGCGTGCGCGGCCGCTCGGCAAGGCAGCGCTGCCGGGAATGCCGCCACACCGGCACAAGCAGCAGCGTGGGGCGAAACACCGACACGATTACGGGCTGCAACGCTCGATCCTCTACGGCTACGACAGGGCGACGCAGTCCGTCGTGATTGGGCCGTCGGCCGCGTTCGGCGCAGGAATTCGGCGGATTGCGAAGACGCACGAATACGGCGGATTTGAAACGAAAAAGAACCCGCGGCGAAGGCTCCGCAAGCTCGGTGGCGGCGGGGAAATTCGCATGAAAGTCTCGCGTCACGCTCGCGGGAAATTGCGATCCTCCATCTCCGCAATAACGGATGACTACATAGAGGGAATTAACGCCGGCATTGACCCAGTCGTGTATGGCAAACTGTTTACACGCGAGCAGGTCCGCCGCGCAAACGAAATCAACGAGGCTCTCTATGGGCCTTCGGTGCTTCACAGCACTTACCCGCCGCGCCCCACGATGGGGCCAGCTCTGGCACAGGTGGCGCCGTTGCTGCCTGGCATGATTCGCGACGCCTGGAATAAGCAGTAAGCCAATCCCCCCAGCATAAAGGAGATACCCTATGGCCGCTGGCGATTTGAGAATCGGACTCGAAGGCGAATTCTACTACGGCACCGCAGGCGCGACGCCGACAACCGAGGCGGACAACGTCGATAGCGTGTCGCTTTCGATCAGCAAGCGCACCGCCGAGCGCGTCAAGCGCCATCGCAGGTACGTGACCAAGAAAGTCACGGTCACCGAGGCGACGCTCAGTTTCGAGATTGCCGACGAGGAGGGCGACGACTTCCTGACGGCGATCAAGAACGCCGTCATGAACGATACGCGCATCGCGCTCTACGCGCTCGACGTGAAGGCCGAGGACGGAGGCGAGGGCCTCGACGCGGACTGGTACATCACCGAGTTCGGCCGCGATGAGAACAACACCGAATTTGTCAACTACAAGGTGACGGCCGTCTTGACCGACGAAAGCCGCGAACCGGTCTGGGGGTAATGCTACTGTAGCACATTCGCCCAACCGCGTGACCGCTTCAATTCATTCGCGAAAGGACATTGACTCATGGCAATTACTGGCAAGTGCAACCAGACGCTCAGCCTGCCGGGCGTCTCGATCTCGACCACCATCGACCGGTCCGCCTCGGGCGGCGTGCCTCCGCAAGACGTGGCGGTCCCCGCGGCCAAGGCCGGCACGCTCTCGACGCGGGACGACGAAACCGCTGGCGAGTTGACGATGACCGACGCGGATCACGGCATCGAGACCGGCGACAAGATCACAATCTTCTGGGACGGCGGAATCGCCTATCAGGCGACTGTCGGCACCGTGGACGGTAAGACGGTCCCGTTTACCGGCGCGAAAGGCAACAACCTGCCGGACGCCGCGACCGCCGTCACCGCTGGGGTCATCACGGTTCTCGACGTGGATTTCGACGGCGACAAGCTCAAGATGTTTGCGGCCATGTCGAACCGCCGCGGACACGTCGTTTTCGAGGATTCGAACGACACTGTCCTCTCGGCCGCCGAGCTGGTCGCCAACGAGCCGTATCTGTACATCGACGGCATCATCGCGGAGAACCCGCTCGCCGGCGAACCGGTTGACGAGGTTCATGTCGCCAACGGAGACGCGACGGCACCGGCCACCTTCAAGATGGGCGGCGTCTACGACTCCGAATCGTAAGCGGAGGTAGGCATGCCGATTTTCAAGGACTCCCACGGCGACGAGTGGGACGTGGACATTACCGGCGGCACGGTGCGACGTGCTCGCATCTTGCTCAAGATCGACATCGGCAAGCCGCGCGATGGCGACGACCCCTGGCTGGTGCGATTTGAGCAGGACATCGAATTCAAGGTGAACCTGCTCTACGTGGTGTGTTTGCCGCAGATTCGCCAGCGCGAGTTGACCGACGAGCAGTTCGCCGAGCGCCTCCGGGGTGAACACCTCCGCGAGGCATCACTCGCGTTCTTCGCGTCGTTGACGGATTTTTTCCGCCACCTCGGGCAGATGGAGGACGCGGCCGCGATCGAGACGCTGATCGCGACTCTGCCCGACGTGTACGGCGCCGCCGCAAGCCGCGCAGCGAGAAACCTAGTCAGCATACTTGGGACACGATCTGCGAACTGGCTGCAACAGCAGGTTGCGACCCCGAACCCCGAACCCTCCGAGAGCTCTACCTGATGGCCAAGGCGGCGCAGAACGCCGCATGGTGCCGCACGTTTGCCATGCTCGCGCAACTGTTCAATGTCAACCGCGATCCGGAACGAGCCAAGCCGATTGACCCCATGCAGTTTTACACCTGGGGTGAAAACAAAAGCGACGGCGGAATAGTGCGTTCGACGAAGGAGACGCGAGCGGAGATGCGGGTATTGTTTCCCGGCGGCACACGCAAGGCTAAGGCGAGAGCGAAAGGGAAGGCGTAGGCATGGCAGGCGTTGGAGCGATTCTCGCGGGGAGCGCGTACGTCCGGCTGTACGCGGACCAAAACGAGTACGTCCGCGGCTTACGCGTAGCGGAGCAGAAGCTCCATGCTTTCGGCAACGCTGTAGGCAACATCGGTAAGCGGATGATGGCATTGTCCGCAGCGGCCGCGGCGCCGATTGCCATTTCAGCCAGGACGTTTGCCGCGTTCCAGGACCAGCTCCTGGCCGTCCAGGCCGTCAGCCAGGCGACGCGCGAGGAATTCATCAAGCTCTACTCGCAGGCCAAGCAACTCGGTGCATCGACATCCTTCACCGCGATCGAAGTTGGGGCGGGGCAGATCAACCTTGCACGGCAGGGGTTTTCGCCGGATGACATCGAGGCGGCGATTCCCGGTATCCTAGACATCGCACGCGCCACCGGAACCGACCTTGCGAGAGCCGCGGACATCGCCGCCGGCACTTTGCGTGCGTTCAACATGCAGGCGAAAGAAATGCCGCGCGTGGTGGACGTGCTCACGGCTACCGCGAACGCCTCCGCGCAGACGCTCGAAGACCTCGGCGATTCGATGGCCTACGTTGCGCCGATCGCCTATGAGTACGGCCTGTCGCTGGAGCAGACGGCCAAGGCGGTGGGTGTCCTGGCCAACATGCAGATCAAGGGCTCGATGGCCGGGACTGCCTTGCGGCAAATCATGCTGCGGCTGTCCGACCCGGCAATTCAAAAGAATCTCCAAGGGCTCGGCATCGCCGCCGTCGACGCGAACAAGAACCTCCGCCCGCTCGGCGACATCATGATCGAGATCGGCCAAGCGATGGCGAAGATGGGCACCTCGGAGCGTCTCGCGCTCGCAGGCGATCTGTTCGACCAGCGCGCGGCCGGCGCAGGCCTCAAGCTCGCTACGGCCGACTTCCCCGCACTGTCCGACGCGATCGACAACGCAGCAGGCTCCGCACGCCGAGCCGCGGAGGTCATGGACTCGGGCCTCGGCGGCGCTTTTCGGATGCTCATGTCGGCGATTGAGGGCGTGCAGATCGCGATCGGCGAGGCGCTGGCGGATGAACTGATCGGCTCGATGGAGACGCTGCAAAAGTACGCCACGGCGACCGCCGAGTGGGTGAAGCAAAACAAGGACGTGGTTGTCACCATCCTGGAAGTTGTTGCCGTGGTCGGCGTGGCCTCTGCGGCAATCATCGCGATCGGTGCAACGATCAAAGGACTTGAGGTGATTGCCGGGGCTGGTGCGTTTGCCATAACAGCACTCGGCACGGCATTTACCTTCCTGCTCGCGCACCCGGTGGTTGCCGCGATCGCCGGTATCACCACTGCCATCGCTGGAGTCACCGCGGCTGTTGTCGCGCTCAGCGACGAACTGGATGAACTTGACACCCGCGCATCGCAGGTAGCCACGGCCAACGCGACGCAGCGCAAAACCGACCGCGAGAAATTCGCGCGGCTCGAAGAACTCAAACAGCAATACGATGCAACCGGAAAACTGAGCAAAGACGAGCAATGGGAGATCGAGGAAATCCGCGCGGACCTGACCCCGCGATACGGCCGCCTCGGCATCGACTTCAGCAGGGGAACGGGCGCGGGCGACATGCGTTTCGGCTCGCTGGATGAAGCGCGGGAGAACTTCGCACGCAAGCTCAGAGAGAAGGAAATCGCCGACCTGGAGGCGGTGATCGAAGAGGAGAACAAGCACATCACGGCGGCGACCGAATCGCTCGGCGAGGCGAAAGTCGGCAGCGAAGAGGCGAATAAGCTCCACGAAGAAATCAAGGCTCGGGAGATTCGGCGGAAGAAACTGCAAGACAAACTCACGCTCGCTCGCGGCAAGCAGCCAGATGGCATCGATTGGATCGCCGACCAGCCGATTGGACTCGACTACATCTTCGCCGACGTGCCTACGCCGAAGGTGAGAACACCGGAAATGGCAGAGGCCGACAAGCCGTTGATGAGCGAGAAGGAGGCAGAGCGCAAAGCCGAGGAGCTGACAACGCGAATCAACGAGCTGCGAATCTCCGCAATCGAAGACGCATATGAGCGGGACATCGCACTCGTCAACGCGCGATACGACGAGGAAGAGAAACGCGCGAAGGGATTGCAGGATGTGCTCGACCAACTGGCCGAAGCGCGATCGCTGGCGCTTGAGCAGGTGGAGGCGGAGCACGATAAAAGGTGGCAGAAGGAAGCTGAGCGAGTTGAAAAGGTCAGGAAACAGGCCACTCAGTCCATACAGGACCAGATCGCTCGTCAGAAGATCGAAAATATATGGGCGGCACAGTTGCCGGGCGACGACGCCAATGCGGCTGAACTGGACATCCAGCGGCGGAAGGCACTCCTGGAGCAGGAGCGGAAAGAAGCTCTCCGCGACGCCGAGGCGATCGGGCTCGATCCGGAGCAGGTCAACAAGCTCTTCGACATGCGGCTCGCCAGGATCGACATCGACGCGGCATCCGCCGCTCGGGCGGCGACGCGATCCCCGACCGGCTCGTTCTCGGCGCAGGCGGCTGTCTTGTCCGGCCTCGGCGGCAAGACGGAGGACAAGGCCGTCAAGGCGACCAAGGAAGTCAAGCGCACCATCGAGGACGGCAACGAGACGCTGGCGGACATCCGCGATGAAGTCAAGCGCGGCGGTGGCATGGCCCCATAGGAACACCCCACATGGAAATCGTCGAACTCAATTTCTCGAAATTTCGCAAAGGCGGCGACGACTCCGAAATCCGCCTGCAAATCCAGGTGGATGCCTCGCCGGCGGACAGCGAGGAGGACGTGCTGCTCTTCGTTGAAACGAACACCCCGGCCGTGTTCATGGGCCTGTTCCGCAACGAGATCACCGGCGACTTGATCGGCCCGACGATTTGGGAGGTGGAGATCAAGTTTGGCACGGTGCCACCGCCGGCGTGGATGCAGCAGGTGGCGCAGCCGGATTGGTCGTTTTCCATCGATGAGGAAACGGTCCACATTACGAACGCACTCGCGCACGTGAAGAGCTACGCGGCGAGCGGGACGGCACCCGACCACAAGGGCGCTATCAACGTGCAGCCGGACGGGGCGGTCGATGGCGTGGAGGTCGGCGTGCCAAGCCTCACATGGTCGGAGACGCTGTCGCTGCCCTACGCCGCGTTCGGACCGACGTATTTGAACATCCTCCGCAACACCGTCGGCCGCTGGAACTCGACCGCGTTCCGCGTGTGGCAGCCAGGGGAGTTGCTGCTGCGTAAGGTGAGTGGCAAGCCGGCCGGGACCGCCTACGTGCAGATTGACTTCACGTTCGCGGAATCGAAAAACGCCGCGAATTTCTCTGTTGGTGCGATTACCGGAATCGACAAACTCGGCTGGGATTACGGCTGGACCGAATACGAGATGACCGAGGATGAGATGGCCAACCGCGGCGTATCGCGGCCGCTGGCGTACCATGTCGAGCGGATTCGCTATTCGGCGGATTTCCATGCTCTACTGTTGCCGGACCCGTTCGCGTGAGAGTGACGAGTACACACCATGCAGCAACTCAAGCCGCTCAAACCCGGTGACGCACCAGCCGACGGGCCGCTCTCGGCCGCCTGCTGGAATCGCGTGGTCAGTGCCGTATCTAGCCTGGAGGCAATCCGGCGGAGCGGCCGGTGTGCGCCGGGTGGGATACAGTTTCCCGACCCGTGCATCGTCCGGGCGAAGAACTCCAGCGGCACCGATCGGGGACGGTTCGAGGTGCTCGGCGTGGATGGCTCGGTGTTCACCCCGACGAGCAACCTGACACAATTCCAGAATGCGATCTACCTGGACGGCAAGAAGCCGACGGCCGACCACCTGGGGAAATTCGTGGTGCTATGCCAACCGCTGCGAGCCGGCGCGATCGGCTGGGCGTGGGCGGCTGGCGTGTGCGTGGTCAAGGTGGATTTCGACTACGAGGACCAACCGTATGCCGACGTGAAGGCGGACGACGCCGGACTGCTCAAGGGCGGCGAGGGCGGGGCGGCGCAAGTGCTCTGGAAGGAAGAGGGCACCGGGACCAAGTGGGCGGTGGTGAGGCTGGGGGTTCAGAATTATCCGATTCTCTACGGCACCCTGGCGGCCGACACGACCAGTTCACCGACGAATGTGACGGTCGGCAGCAAGACGATCTCGGCCAAGCTGCGGATGTTGCCGGCGAGCGGGAAGAAGTACGCGAAGGATACCGGGGTGTACCTGGGCCACACGCCAGACGGATGGGAGATTATCTCCGTGCTGGCTTGCACGGTAGACGCATAGGTGGTTGCATGGGCGGGATTCTCGGCAATGAAGCGTGGCGGCGGAGCAACGGCGGTGTATGGCTGCCGCGCGTGTTTGGGATGCCGGAAACGGTGTATGGGTGGTGCGGTTGTGACTCCGAATTCGTACTATGCC